CATACGGGTCATAGTCTGATTTATAATTGCTTTCGTCTTCTTCTTTTTTTGTAATTAACGGGTGATGACTAACTGCAAAGGTTATAAATGCACTCGACCCGTGAGAACTCCAATCATGTAGCGGATGATTGTCTAGCTTCTTTTTTTCTTCATCGTATTTTGCACGATAAGATTCAAGTGCGGATATTCCCATTGCACATTTTCTTTCATCAAACCAACACTGAGAAAGAATGTTTCTGACGGCGGGTATATGGACCTGAATGATAATGTCCATGTTTTTGGCTCTAGGAACTACCAGAACTGGCTTAATACCTAAGTCCTCAGCTACTTGTTTGCGTGACTTAGCTATCTCGCTGTTGGTCATTTCTCGCGCTTCTGAGTCGTGAGGCATATGATGATTTCCGTAAACATAGTTCTTGCTTTTTAATTCTTTCGCATAATGCTCTAATCCGTAGCCTGAGTTTTCGTAATAATCTATACAGTGATAACTTTTCCCTATGGCCTGGATAAACCAAATTGTCATTGAGTCATCTACGCCCAAATCCCAATAAGTATCGACTTCCATTCCTGGCTGATATGGTACATTTGTAATTCTCTTTTCTTTTCTCGCCCTAGCCATTGCCTTGGTAAAATAGCTTCCCATGACAGCGCCCTCAAAAGAACACATATACTCCTGCTGGTATAGGGCTTCTCCCATTTCTTCGCCGAACGTGGAAACCATTTCCCTCTGAATAGACGCTAGTTTTGCTTGTGTGAATACCGGGGTGTCGTTGGCAGTGTGAATCATTCCATACCATCCTGGCTCAACTCTTGCAAAATCGATCATTTTCTTGGCGTGATTATTGCCCCTTGAAGTTGTAATAAATATAGCCCATCCGTTATTTTCTTCAAGAATCGGTGAAAGATAAGCCCATGATTGTGGGTTTGATAATGCAAATTCTGAATAAACTATGCCTATCGGGGGAGAGCCTACAAGAGCATTGTAATTATCTGAGCCCACTAACTGCCAAGATGACCCGCCTTTTAAACCGATATACATATCGGTTTCTCGTGTACTTGTCCTAATTTCTTTCGGAAAAGCCTCGTCTATGCGCCGCTTTCCTGTTCTTGGATTAACTGCTTCCCAAATGGCTTTACGGCATTGATTAAATTGAGGCAGCATGTGCCAGTAATTCCCTATTCTTTGCATTGCTGCCGTGGCTGTATAGTGAAGGGCTATGTCATCCTTTCCCCACCGCCTGTGAGCTATTTCGCAAGCTCTAAGACCACCATTCTCTAAATAAGTCCAAAGCGGCATTTGGTCTGGTCTTGGATTCCAATTATTTGGGAGTATTATTTCCGTCACTTAATTTCCTTATGATTACGGTTAAATCGCCGGAATGTTCTAACTCTTGCTTATCTCTCATTTCGGTAATATTCTTCGCAACAAAGATAAAACTCGCCGGTGGGTAAAGTCCTTGAAGTCCATTATCAATGAGAAATTCCTTTTGCAGTGATTTGCATGTGTTATACGCATCGGAAAACTCTTCATGCTTTTTTATCCACTCGCTTATTATTGTGTCTTTACAAACACCTATGCTCCGGGCAAACTTTTCAAAGGTTGGCAGTCCTTCAGGTATAGTCAAATACTCCACTTCCTTTTCGGTTGTCCCGTTTGCTTTATTTATTAATTTCTCGCGTTTTACGATTTGTTTTGTTTTGGGGATGCTAAAGAAAGAAATTATCTCTTCGCAATACTTTGGATCGTATTTCGTGGGCCGTCCACCGACATGCTTGCCGGTTTCGGGATTAATGCTTTTGTTGATTTTTGGTTGCTCTTTCTTCTTCAAAATACAACCTCTGGTATGGATTTGTTTTTATCATAACAGAAATTATATTTTAAAAAAGGGTTTTTTGATATGATTTACAGAATAGAAAAGTCTTGAAGGTCTGGCTTTGATCTGAAATGTAAATGCTTTTGACAATACTCCCATTTTGATTGTCCTTGATGGATCTCTCTACAATACGGGCATGTGCTGTCTATTGTGTTATTTTTTTGTCTTCCTCCGCTTCTTTCTTTTGAGGTATTATTTTTGTTTTTCTTATACTCAACCTGGTATTTAGCCCGGCAGGATTTTTTTGTGCAAACCTTAGCGTCCGGCCTTCTGGATTTTGCTTTACGTCTGCAATATTTACAAAAATAGATGTAATATTTTGTTTTTTGTTTTGTCATTGTGGGGAATTTCATATTATATGAACCTCAACTTTTTTTCTATCCCACAAATTCTGGTCAAACTTATCTCTAAAGCCTTTTACCAATGCGCCCCGAATTTTACCTTGTTCTTGCTCCATTTGGTGAATAGCCCACAAAATAGCCTGCTCGTCAGAAGTTGACACATTATAAAAAACTTTCCCTGCTCCGGCAAGCTGTATCTGCCTTTTAATAGCTGTTTTCGCCATCTTTTATCACCTCTTTTAAAACGCCGTTTTGTTTATCAAGATAAACTATCCATTCAATTTTGCCTGTTCTCCGGTGAAACTCTACCCTTGCCCTTGCCGATGTCTGGCTTTCTTTTGGTGTGCGCTTAATCATAATAACCGTGTCTGATTCTTGAGCAATGAAAGACGAATCCCTTAAATCCCTGTAGCTTAATTCTTCTGTTTCATTCTTCCCGATATGCGCCAAAAGGAATATTACAAAATCATTATCCACAGCAAAGCGTTTAATTCTTCTAACTATCGTTCCTATATCAAGGCTTGTGTTTTTAATCCTTGCCATATCAATTAGATAATGAAGATGATCTATAAAAAACACTCTCGTATGATATTTAAAATGTGATTCTAAACATCTTTCCATAAACCAGTTAAAATCTTGCGCCTTGTTTTTTTGAGGCAAATAAAATAACGGCAGTTCTTGAAACTGGCCTAAAAATTGCCTCGGGGGGACTTCATAAGTAAACCATCCCGAAAATTCTTTTTGTTTTGTGAAATTAACAGTTAAGGTTTGTGCTAAAAGCGTCTTTCCGTTTTTTGTAGGCCCAGATATGACTATCAATTCCCCGTCTTGAAACCCTTCGCAAGCGTAATCAATACCCGGTATTAGAGATTTAATATTAATATGAGGAGTTTTCTTTTCTTTTAATAACTTCGCTTGAAGTTCAAAAGATGATATCACCTTATCATCTTCACAATAACGCTCATAATATTCAATGCTCTGTATCGGGCAAGCGTCAACTCTCAAGTTTTGATCTAAAATCTTTGAGTCTTTGGTTTGATTGTTCAATTTCGTTCTCCGAATAAGTTATAAAAAAATTACATCTTTGTTTAATTTCGTCACTTTCAATCTTTTCAATCAATGATTTAAAAAACCCTATTTCCCTGCTTTGAAATTCTATTTCTTCCAGTTCACAAGGAATACTAATATTTTCAATGTAATAATCCGGTAAATCTACCATGATTCAGCCTTTACAGAAGCAATAAAATCAGTCTTGATTAAATTCCCATTAATTTCTATAAAATTAGGAATTTCTGACTTTGATTTTAATAATACTTTGGACAGTTTTTTAAACTGCTCCTCATCAATACTAAATTTATCACCGTTTTTTAATATTACATAATATATTTTACTCATATTTTAACAATCTCCTCTTTTGAATTATTTTTTTTAACAGCGTCAATTACCCACCGCTTTATTGTTAGATAATCCGATTTTGTTTTATAATCTTTTTCTTGTTTATAGGATGATAAAAACATAACCGATTTTTCATATAACTCTTGACCGTATTCTTTTTGAAGTTTTTCAATTTCTTCACTTGTAAAATATACTTTTTCAGCAACACTTATTTTATCCGCTTTAATTATATTCTTCTTTACTCTTTTATCTTTTATCTTAATGGGATTGAGGATTTTTGGAGTAACTCCGAAGTTACTACGGAGTTTACGCTGTGACCAATCATCTAGTAATTCTGTGAATTTTGGAATAAATATAATAACTTGATTGTCATTAAATTCAACATTCCATTTACCTGAGTTTTGAATATGTTTTAAAATCTTTATGACGAGTGTTGATTGTCTTTTGTGTAACTTTACTGTGAGATAGGACTGAGTTACGTCTAACTTCCAGTTATCTTCGGTTTTAAACTCCCGACTGTATATTTCCAAAACACCAAAAAAAACCAAATACCCATCTGATCCAAATTGATTTATTAAGTCAAAAATAAATGGATCATCTAGGCTATCAGAAATATGTTTATACCACTTCAAAATATATTCCTTCGCAGGCAGACACACGCCCGGCGGCTTACCCGAAGTCCAGGACGAACTACGGCACCGGACGCATGTAAGGTACTGCCTGCTTTAATTTTTAATGTGATCATGGGGTAAGCTCCCTTTGTTTTAATTATTTTACAACTATTTTAGAACGGCACTTCAATACCGTCATTCTCTAGCTGGTAGTTTAAATCATCAAGCATTAGTCTTAAAAACTCATTACGTGTCATTCCATGCTTAACAAACCAGTCCTTGGCCTGTCCTGTACGTTCCTGTAAATAATCCCTGTAGCGGTCAATATAAACGTCTATACGGTGTTTTCCGGTGGGAGTTTCGGCGTAGGAATGACAAACGAACTTACAAACAGGTATTCCGTTTCGCCAGTCGTGCCTTAAAAGTAGAGTTTTGCGCTTTACAAGGTGATGACATTCGATTTCTACATGGCTTTTATGTTGTCCGCAGAAAAAACAACAATCATTGAATTTCTTTAAAACGACTAAACGCCATTTTGCCTGTAAATTGCTGTCAGATAGTCCACGGATGACCTTTTTCTTTTTCCCCTTCTTTTCTTTTTTTGGCTTCGGCACGGGATTCATTTCTTCCCTTTTTCGTTATGTTCGGCTAAAAGTAATTCGCTGTAATGAATTATCTTGATAATGTCTTGCGGGTTCAGGTCTTTGTCTGTGTTCCTAATGGCATATTTAGCAATAGAGCATAGAGCAAACGGTTTAAAAACGCCTTTGGCCTTGTAAACGTCCATCGGTTCAGCTTCACCGGTCTTGTAGTGTTTACTTCCTTCTAATTTACATTGTTTCCATGTTTTCATTTTTCCCTCGCTTTCAAACCTTCTCAATGATGGTTAAATTTTTTACTTTCTGAAACCGGCGCGCCTTAAAAAATCGGCTTCTTTGATCATCTTGTGCATGTTTTTTATGTAGCCAACTGAATTGTCGTTTAACTTTCCAGCAACGTAAACTTTAATCATTTTTTGACCTCGTAAATTTTCTTTGATTTACAATACCCGATATGCTGAATATCCTTGACGCTGATTTTGATTGCGTTCATTATTGATGGATTTTCTCCGATGTCGTGGGTTTGAATTAACGTGATAAAAGTCTTGTCTTGAGCGTAAAGAATGCCGGCAGAATGGATTAAGGCCGTTGAGTGGTCATTAACATAATCCTTGCAATCGTCTTGTTCGACCCATCCGGTTCTCAACAATACATTATTATCAATCCAGACAATATCGTAAGTCTCGAGATGTTTTAGTTTGGGAATTTTCAAAATTGTCACCTTTTAGTAGACATTTCTAATCTGCACAGCATATCTTTGTCTTTCACAAACTAACACTTTTCGTCACTTTTCGTTAGTACAATATTATATAGCCGGTGAAGCGAATAACTGGTTGAAGTGTGTCAAACAACCTTCCCATTCGCTAAAATTCTTTTATTATGGACTTCAAAATCACCGTTCTTTTCAACTTCAACAATGGCGCAACCGTGATTCCAATTAGAGCCTACCGGCATCCATTCCGGGTGAAGATTAGACAGACAGCCGAAACTCCACGTTGTTAAATATACATCATCCACATCCGTATCGGTATGCTCTGATGTCCTGTGGTAGTGGGAAACAGCAGCCCACTTCTTCGCTTTTAAAAAAAGCCCTCTCGCCGGATTAACGGCAGTGCTTAATGTTTTAAATTCGTGCCCGTGATAAATAGGAAGCTTACCGGCGTTAATCCTTTGAAAATAATCTAAAAAATCTATCCCGCGCCCTTCAAAGTCGATCATAGTTTCCATTGCCAACAAAGGGTTGCCGATCATTTCAGGTGCGTTTGAGGCGTAATAACGCGGCAATCGATATTCATGATTCCCCGGCTTATAGATAATTTTTGCTTTTGGAAATTCTTGGCGAATAAAATCTAGCATTTGGATGACCAACATGACTTCGCCCATAAAGTTTTTGCGTACAACGGAAGGCCAATATGTAACCGCTTGGCAATCTTGAAAATCCCCATTGAGCAAAACGCCTGTAACTTTTTCTTTTTGGCCGTAGGCAATGGCTGATTCAATCGGTTTTATTTCGTGAAATGGGACGTGCAGGTCTGAAAGTATAAGCCATTTACCAACAGGAAGATTGTAGGGTTTTACTTTGCGGTTCCAAGTTGGGGGGATCGTTTCTTTCGCCGGTTTAATCAAGGTCGCGCAAAGCTTTCTTTGCCTGTCTCCACTTTCGCCTCTGTAGTATCTAACAGAGGATCTTATGGATTCAAAATCGTTATCAAATAAATTCCCGTATGTGTCTAATAAATATCTTGCAATGCTCCGTGTGGGGAAATTATTTAATCTGTAAATTGCCTCTAAGATTACCTGTTTTTTATTTCCCATTTATTAAACCTCTTTTGAAAATGTTATTTAAAAGCGGACTGGCATAACGGGAAGCTCCCGTGGGCACCACAATGTTAATACCAGTTAAAGGAGGTAATGTCATACCTGTCAGGGTGACAGGATTTGGATTACAACTTATTTTTGGTAGGTTAAAGAACATTCACCAGTCCGCCTATCATCTTTTCTCCAGATCGTAGCTAAATAATTGAAATTTCTTTTCTTTTATCTGACCGCATTTGAAAGCGTGATCCGCGGCTCCCCTTCGTGTTAAAAAAGTTCCCTTGTCATCAAGGAAACCTTCAACGGTTCCAGTTCCTGTATAATTAGTATTTTTGATGATATTAAAAAGAATGTCTGCGTGATTTTTCCCGACACAGACAAGATCGTTATATTTTATTGCTGCGGTGATTATCATTCTTCTTCCTTATACCAAACGGGTTTTTTACCAACATAAACCCTTGGCATTTTCCTTGTCGCGTTGTTGAATTGGTCTGCTGTAGCGTCAACAATATTTCCGTCATTCATTTTTATCCAATAATGCTCTAATACAACGTTTTTTGATATCTTAATGTCGCCTTTTTGTAAATGGCAGTTGTACCCGCAAAATTTTAAATATCCACATAAAGCCGCGGATACCATATAACAGAAATTCTTTGATTCCCTTCCCGCCAAGATACCTTTAGAAAAAAGGGTGGATATCGTTTTTAATTCTTTTGCTTGGTTGGTTCCGTTCATATCATCCTCTCTGGTTAGGTAATTAAAGTTTTTGCGCTTACTTTTAAAGCCCTTGCATACTTCTCTATTGTCTTAAGAGTAGTAACGCCGTTTTTAAATTGAATGGAAACAGACTGGCGGGTAACGCCCATCTTATCGGCTAGGTCTGATTGATTCCATTCCTTGTTGTCTAATATTTGCTTGATTAATTTGATGTTGATTTTCATGTCCAGTATAATAATTTAAAAATACTCATTTGTCAACAACTATTTTAACATAATGTAAGTATTTGAAATAATTAATAGATAAAAATAAATTGATGTTTTGTTAAAAAATATGTTGACAGAATAAAAACGTGAGAGTATATTAGCCACAACAGACACAAAAGTCCACAAAGGAGA